TTTCTTACTTTAAAGCCGTTACTTGCTTTATCATAAACTTCAAGGTTTACCTTTCCAATGTCGTCGGCAGCTGTCACGCACAAAGTAACGTCATAGTGTGGCGTATTTGTTTGTATATGTTCTGTACCGGCCGGAATAGGTACCAGGACGAACGGATAAGTAGTAGAAAAATATCCCCCAGGCGTTCCGGTAATAGTGGCTTCGCCCTGTAAGAAACGTTTTTCAAAGTCTACCTGTCTGTTTTTGTGTGCAAGTCCAGCCTGTCTAAGCGCTTCGGCAGCAATAGCACCGATAACGTTATGTGAAAAGCTGATACCGTCAGTCATACGGTTAAGCCTGGACTGTGAAAGTGGTGTACCCTTCTGGATAACTTCTACGTTGTCTGGAACCAGTTTGTAGTGTCCGCTGTTTCCCGGTACTTCTTGTAACGTATAAGTCTGTTCACCGTTAATAATACGGTCTAACCACTCTATAGGGTCCCAGGTTTGCACCTCTCTTTTTACTTCTTCACTCATAAGGCCACCTCTCTTAATTCAAGTTGGAATACTACCAGAAGATTTTTTTCTTCTGGTTTTGGTACGACGTCCTGGCGCTGGATAAGTAAGTTTCCGTCTTTGTCGTACAGCTTCGTGTTTGTTACGGTACCAGATAAAGTATCATCTAAATAAATGTTTACTTTAAACGTAGCGCCTTCCACTGTTACGCTCTTGATCGGAAGCGTATAATCCTTGCCACTGATCGTACATACTGCCCTTGTAATCGTTTCTGCGACTGCTTTATTAAATACAGCAAGTCCTTTCTGTTCAATCATAGGCGTTTATCCCCCGTTTCCATTTCCCCAGCTTGTACATATCTGGTACTTGTTACGGTGTCGCTTTCTTCCACGGATAGCACAGCGCTGTAAATACGCCCTTCCGTAGTTACCGACGGTATCGTACCGGTTTCTGTAACTTCGCTGGATTGTTTATAAGTTTCTATGGTATAAGTGCCGTCTACTGCTTCTGCTATCACGGTACGATATACACGCCCTTCCGTAGACACGAAAGGTAGCGGGCCGCTGGCAATCGTCCCGGTTTGGTCATAGTCACGAAGAACGGTATTTACCTTTCCAGAAACACCAAGGCTGGCACTATATAAGCGCCCTTCTGTGGCAGTAAAAGGAAGGGTACCGCATATAGCAGACGCGCCAGCTTCCGGCACGTTGTACCCGTAAACATGGTACTGTGTAAGCATTTCCAGGCCGCCTGTTATGATGTACTCAAATTTGTACTCTGTTCCCAGGTGGGCGTGTATAATGTTATCCACAGCTTTTTTAAATTCTTCCAGGAATGTAGGTACGCCGCGCTGGAACACGATAGTAACCAGACATTCCGCCGGGTCTATGTAGACCCTTATCTTTTCGCCGTATGCTTCCGCGATTCTGTGTATCATAGGGGCGCCAAAGTTTTCGTAATTCTGCAAACGTGCTAATACTTTAGGTCGGCGCGTAGCATAGTCGCCGTTTGGAAGCATAGGCAAGCCTACGGACTGTTCCCAATAAATAAGCCCCCAGGTCGCCGTAAGTGGCGATAGCTGTAGGGCTAAGTCGTCTTGTTTTTTGTTTACCAGGTCGTACCCCCTGGCTTTTGCATTTATGATATAAAAAAATAATTGGCTTTCCTGGTAGTAACTGGCGGAAGACTCTACCATACCTTCGGTACGATCACTTATTACAATATCCTGTTTTTTAGGTATCATGTAAGGCTTACCTTCTTTACGGTAGGTATTTCGTATGGCTCTATCTTTATATCCGCGGTTCCGCCATTTACTGTAAGGTCGTCGTAGTTTGCGACGCCAGACAGCGTACCTAAGATAGCAGCTATCTTTTTATAAGCGATAGGGCTTAACTCTTTCGTGTCGTCGTTCCGGTTAAAAACCCGCGACTTCACGTATTCCGTGACAAGTTCCGTAAACTGCTGTAGGACTTCTGCCCGGTCTACGTTCTTTTCATATTCCACATGGGCGGAAATGTTAATGCCATAAGGCGTTCCTGTTATCACGGTTACTACAGCACCGCCAGGCGCCTTACCGTATCCGTATCCCTCATAGGCTTTAGGGTCCAGGTATTCCTTAATGTCATTTACTATAGACGTATCCA